CTGGGCGCTCGCGCGTTATCCTCAAGCTTTGCTTGGCAAGCAAGGTGGATGAAATCGTTTTGCTTTATTATAGCATCTTCATGCTAGTGCATATATTCATATAGATCAGACATGCGTTTTACTGCTTCACCATGCTTCGGATGATATGCATCGTTATATTCCTTCATGAATTCAGCATCTGCACGTAATTCAGAAAGCCGTGACTGTGCAGAAACAGGTGTCATCCCGCCAAGGTTCTCGCCTGCACCTGGAAGCAGAGAATTATCTTCGGACAATGACTTGCCGATTCTACTGAAAGTCTTGATTAAGCCTGGATGATTTCCAAGGCCGCTTTCTTCTAGGAACTTAACGGTTTCAGCATCTCCATACTGGAGAAACGCGCGCCGTGCTAGCTCCACGTTTTTATTATAATCATCTCCGAACTCCTTCTGGAGCGACTGCTGGTAATTAACCTGCTCCTTCTCATAGTTCTCACGCATACTCTCGGAATGCTGTTTGTTCTGGTCAGAAATGTAACCCAGCAGATCGCGTGCCTGATCCTTGTTAAGACCAATCTTGTGAGATGCTTCACGGAAATGATCTGGTACTTCCCCATCAAACTCGTAACCACCTGGGCCTTCAGGCCGCCCTAGTCGATTGTATATTTCGTCCTTGTCTGCTTCGCCATTAACACGCACCAGTTCTTCTCCAGGCGCGCCTAACTTGCGTACAGCATGAACGTATGATTTTGCTAGCTTCTCAATACTGTCGAAGTTACGCAGACTCGGCTCGTTGGCAAGCTCGCCTGGGAGACTGTCGGGATTGAATGCTAGATTTGATGCAGCACTTTCGGGTTCACCTCCACCACCTAAAATGGTGCTAGGTTCCGGCGGTACTTCAGTATTCGTTGTCGAAATCGGTTGTTCTTCGCTCATAGGATTCTCGCTCCATGCGTTCCAGTTCAGAGGTACTGATATTAAGATAGCTTAGAAGGTCTGCGACTACAGACCGCCGGCCATCATTGTAGTGTGTATAGTATGGATCACCAGGGACTATGCACGGTGAGAAGATGAAGTTGCGTGTGCATAAATCCTCCAGCACGCGCTTGCCATCTTCTGCTTCAAAAACTCTTTCGTATAGAGCTTTACGCTCCTTCTCCTGCCGCTTTAGCATCTGCTAGTTGTGCTTGAGAGCGATTACGCTCTGCCATTGAAATAAGATTGTTCGCCTGTGCAACTGCCATTTGCTCCTGTAGCTGTTGCTGGCGTGCCATTTGTTCTGCTTCTGCTTCCATCTCTTCCTGCATCTCCTGATCTGTTTTAAACACACTCGGAGGTACACGGAGGATCTCTGCTGCAAGCGTTGCCACACGCCCGATGTCAAGCCTTCGCAGGATATTCGGGTCGATCTGTGCCATTGGTGTCAGAAACTGCATCAACGTGTTTATGGATGTCAACTCGCCGGTGCGCATCGAGATCCCAACAGGATTCGTGTACTCAATATTGAAGTTTGCTTCAATGAGTGCTTCTGGAGGCTCCGGCATCATGTTGTTCTTGATCATGATGTTCAGTGCGCGCTCCACAAGCGGCCCAAGAAACTCGACTTCCTGCCTTGCTACAATCGGCCCCAGAATCGAAAGACGATCCCGCTGGCGCTGATTGACTTCGGTGGCACTGAATCTGAGGACATCACCATCTGGTGCAACCGGCCCAGGCAGTTCCAGCATATCGAGATAGAAGGCTTTGTTGATCGAATCTTTGACCATTGCCATTTTAGTCTCATTCAGATCAGGCCGCCCGCGTGTTTCCAAAGGAATAATCCTGTCATTCGGCGAAAGCCCTGCACGGAAGAAATTCAATCCTCCAGGGGTGGTACGGATCGGAGATAGAAAACCATCATCAGGAACCATCAGCGGAGGATCAGTCATCTTGGCGAGTGCCTTCAGCCCTAACTCCTCCATTTTATTACACATTTTGACATCTGCGAGCGCCTCGATTCCTGGCCCGCGTCCATATATTTCTTGACTGTTTCTCTCCCAGCGGCTGCAAACGTATGGCAGATTTTCATATCCTGAAACATTAACGACATGCTTCTCATCATACGGACAGATATACACACTCATGTACGGCATATTGTCTGCGCCGGCTTGTCCGTAAGCACGCTCCTTGCGTGGCTTGACAACATGCAAACAGTCATATTTCGTGTACTGCTTTCCTTCAGTGAATGCTTTGCGCACACTCTCTGCAACTGCTTCCATACCGAACTCTTCAACAAGCTGCTTTGCTGTCATCTTGACTTTGCGGTAGACCGTATCCACGCGCCCTAAGTAGTTCACTTGCAGGAAGCACTCTGCTAGATGAAACGTGCGGAACATCGGCCCCACTCCAGGCTGATCATGAACCATCATCACGCCTGTTCCAAATGCTCCAAGATCACTGTAATATTCGTGTGCGGCAGGATGAAAGTTTGCTTCCGGCTTATTGAACATCTCGGCAGCACGCCGCTGTGCTTCCTCAAGCCACAACTGCACTTGACGATCCTGCATCAACTCAGGTTCAACAGATAGCCGAAACCAGGGCATGCTAGCATTTGTTAGCGTGTTGTGAATGCCACTTGCAAAGCGCGTAAGCGCACGCACGCCGGTTCCTTCAAATATCTTGGAACGGCGCTTCTCCCCAGGAGAGTAATTGGAAATAAAATCAGCGCGCCTTGGAATCATGTACTCTGCAACCTGCTGCCAGTAATGTTCCCAGTTCTGACGGTCTGACTCTAACTCCTGAAATTCCTGTACGAGTTCCGTGACAAAATCACGTTCTGTTTGTTCAGCTAATGCCACCTAGACCTCTTGCTTGTCCTGTTCCATATCCAGAGCCGCCAGTGAGATTGGTTTCTGCACGGCCATAGCGGCCTGCCAACATTCTCCGAATTGCATCTCTGCGTGCGCGCTCTTCTTCAATAATGTCTTTTTCGCCCATTGATTCAGGAGCGCTAACACTGGTTCCACTCCCGCTGCTAGAGTCTCCTTCTTCATCATAGCCTTGGTCGGGTTTATAACCAAAGCGAGCTTGCCAGTTGGCTCCTCCCCAATTTTCATCCCAATCTTTTATCATTCCTGGGATGCCGGTAAAACGAACTAAATCGTTGTTCATCCAACGCCCACCACCGAAAGCATCTTCTCCACCAATATCAGACCATATATCACTTGCTGCATTAGCAAAACTCTGGAATAAACCTGCTCCACCTGAAAAAAGACCCATCTTGTTCTCCTTATGCGTAGCCGGATCGGCTGGTTAACATTGAACGGCGCTGCGAACTTCCGCGTGTGCCGCGTTTTCTTTGTTCTGTTGAATATCCATACATGCGCTCTGCATCTGAGAGCATTACTGAAATCTGATCGCGTGATGCTCCAAAAGCTTCAAGCCTGCTTGTTGCTTGAGAAATCTGGTCTGTATATCCTGTGTATTCTTCCTGTGCAAGATTCGCTGTTTCTACATCAGACTGTACACCTTTGTAAGATGCCTGCATTGCTTCCATCGGGGCTTTTACAATCCTTTTGTAAGCATCAAAAGCACCTCCTGCACGCTTCATCAGTTCTTGGGCGGCTATAAAGCTCGGATTCGGCTGGCTCATCATATTCTGCCACTGATAATAATAGCCTGCTCCTGGCTGCTTCCTGAATTCTGAAACCTGTCTTTGGTAAAATGCATCTCCTACTCCTCCGAGGTCTGTTTCACCAGCCTTGAAAGTGTCTAAGTCCGATTGAGTGCCATACTGCTTCACAAAAGACCTGCTGGACTTTTCGTAACCTGAAAATGCAGTTGCATACTTTTTTCGTGCAGCACCACTTTGTTTCATGAGCGAAGTAATTTTCTCGCTTTCTGCTGCCATAGAACTTGAAGTCGATTTGTACTTCGTCTTCAGATTATAAATATTTGTCAGTAAGGTCATGATGCTAGTTGTGTTTCAAAAGGTTGCCAATCCTGCGCGCCGATTGCATACTCCGGCTTCGGTTCAAACGAAAGCGTGCGGGCATAACGCAGTGACATGAGCGCGTACCTTGTTGCACTCATGAGATCATCGTGTTTCTTCACAATCTTCCCATCCTGCCGGTGATACTGACGGTACTCCTGAAGCCACTTGTCAAGATGATTGAACACCTTCAAACGACCTGACTGAAGCCGCGTTAGCATCTCCATAATCCCTGGTTCTACCGTGATCCCACCATCAGGATTTTCAAAGTGCGAACCCAACATCTCAACTCCCAGACGGCGGTATTGAGCCGCAAGCGGAGTTCCTGAACCTTTGTCTGCCTGCATCCCATCATGCGGCCATGCAGTTGGTATCCATGATCCACGATCCTTGATAGCCTGCGCATGCACCACTGGAGTTGCTGCCGACTGACTATGTGCATCCACGATATAAACACAATCGTTGTCACGGTCATGAGCAAGAAAGGCAACAGCACTAGGATGATCCCAGCCGAAATCAATACCATTGATGCGCGCCCAATGCGTTGGAATCGTGAAACTTGGAACCACGATCTGATCCTCTGGGACAGGAAAAACAAGACCACTTCCAAGAATCGGCACACCTTTAGAACGCATCTCACGCTCATGCGGCGGTAGCGCTGATAATATCTCTTCTTTAATCTTTTCATCTAAATGCTCTGCATCATTCCAAGTCGCATGAAACAGTGCTTGCCCAGGCCGCAGTTCGTTCATGAACTGACTTACAACATCTGTAACACCACTCTCCGGCGTAAATGTCATGTACGTGCATCCTCCTGTCTTTAAAGTCGCACGCAATGTTTGCGAGTATATGTCCTGCGGGGGTTCCTCATCGAGCCAGCATACATCAACTGCTTTTCCCATCCATGCCTGCTTCCCCTGTTCGTATGCTTTCAGGAAGAGCTTGCTGTTCTTTCCAGATATA